TAGATCAAATCAAAGGATACGCTAAGTCTGAAGGTGAGACACAGGTAGGCTGGCTCGCTATGGACAAAGCTAATGGTCACTTGACTTATCTGAAGTATGACCTAGAGGATACACAGGCTCCTGTCTATGAGGTTCTCAAGGAAGATATAACGGATCGCATTAAACACGTTAAGCAGATGGTGGAAACTAAAGAGCCTCCACCCTTGTGTCATGATACAGTCCCTGACGGCAAGTCTGGTAACAAGAAGTTGGCTATGGGCTGCTCCTACTGTCACTTCAAACATGCTTGCTATCCTAAGCTACGTACCTTCCTGTACTCCACAGGACCACGGTACTTAACGGAGGTGGCTAATGAGCCTAAAGTCCAAGAGATCACGTAAGCAGAGCATCTACAGGTCTGGACTAGAGAAACGATTTGCACAGTCAGCACCTAAACGTAGGTACTTGTATGAGCCATATGATGTACCCTACGTGATGCACAGGAAGTACAAGCCAGACTTTGTAGATAAGAAGACAGGTGACTACATAGAAACTAAAGGTTTCTTTAGAGCAGGGGATACCCAGAAGTATACGTCAATACGTGATAGTATTGCACCCATAAAGTTAATCTTTGTCCTGTCAGACCCCAACAAGAAGGTCAGGAAGGGTTCTAAGATTACTATGGGCCAGTGGTGCCATAAAGAAGGTTTTGAATTTTACACAGTGGATGAGTATGTAGACCATGTCACTAACAATGGATGAAGTAATAGAGCGTATCCTTAAACGCTATGACCCTGAAGACTTGCTGGAAGCCTTGGACATTACATCTGAGGAACTACTGGACAGGTTTGAAGATAAATTTATTACCCGCCTACAGGACTTTGAGGAAGCTGTAGATGAAGATGAAGCAGAGGTAGAACAAGATGAGTATTGATAACGCAACACCAGAGGAATGGGATAGACTGCGCAACAGTAAAGCTAGTATAGCTGAGGCTTGGAACCGTATCTATGACGATGACAACGCACCCAATGAACATCCAGTGTTCTCTGAGGAAGCTATGGTTAAGAGCTACGACGCAGTAAACCGACCAGAGCATTACAACAATGGTGGCATGGAGTGTATTGATGCTATCAAAGGTATGCTTACACATGATGAGTACATAGGCTACCTACGTGGCAATGCCCTGAAGTACATGTGGAGGTTTAGATACAAAGGCAAACCTATTGAAGACCTACGTAAAGCTAGGTGGTACGAAGAAAGAATGATTAACTATTTGCTGGAGCATCCGGGTGATAAATAAGACAGGACTACAGGATTACCTAGGTATCCAGATTGACTACGACAGAGATGAAGACCTTAATGTGTTCTCACTAGAGACACTGAAGGACAGATACTTGTGGGGAGATGAGACACATGCCCAAGAAGCCTTCGCCAGAGCGTCCGTCTATGGTGCAACGTATCAAGGCGCTACTGACTACGATCTTGCACAGCGACTTTACAACTACGCAAGCAAGAGTTGGTTCGGTTTTAGCACTCCTATACTTAGTAACGGGGGAACTACTCGTGGCCTCCCTATTAGCTGTTTTCTCAATTATGTTCCTGACTCAAGGCGTGGCCTATCTGATCACTATGATGAGAACATATGGCTGGCAAGTGGAGGTGGAGGCTTGGGCGGATATTGGGGTGATGTTAGAAGTAATGGCGTTTCTACTGCTAACGGCAGTCAGTCTACTGGTAGTATCCCTTTCATGCACGTAGTGGACAGCCAGATGCTAGCCTTTAACCAAGGTGTAACCCGTAGGGGATCTTATGCAGCGTATATGGACATCAGCCACCCAGAGGTGGAGGAGTTCATTGCTATGCGTAAAACTACTGGTGGTGATCTAAACCGTAAGTGTCTTAACCTACACAACGGTATCACAGTAACAGATGAGTTTCTACAGTCTGTGAAGAATGATGACCAGTGGCGCTTGATTGACCCTAAGTCTAAGCAGGCAGTCAAGACTGTATCCGCTAGGGACTTGTGGTGGCAGCTAGTGCATACCAGAGCAGAGACAGGTGAACCTTACATTGTTAACCTAGACCGCTGTAATGAGGCTCTACCGGAGGAACAGAAGGAGCTAGGGCTACAGGTACGCCAGAGTAACCTATGCTCTGAGATTACCCTACCGACCAGTGAGGAGCGTACAGCAGTATGCTGCTTATCTAGTGTCAACCTAGAGTACTTTGATGAATGGAAGGACGATGAGCAGTTTATTGATGACCTAGTGACAATGCTGGACAACATCATTGAACACTTTATTAACAATGCTACTGATGGAGAACATACGTGGCATCATGATTCAAAACTAAAGGAGTTTGTTTCTTATGTTAAACAAAGTAAAGCAGGGTTTACAAAAGCCGCTTATAGCGCATATAGAGAACGTGCGATTGGTCTTGGAGCGATGGGTTTTCATAGTTACCTTCAACGTAATGGAATCCCTTTTGAAGGAATGTACGCCTCCAGCTTTAACAATAGAGCGTTTAAGACAATCAAAGACAGAGCTACGATGGCTTCCCGGCGTCTGGCTGGAGACCGTGGGGAGGCTCCTGACATGGCTGGTAGTGGCCTGCGTAATTCCCATCTGCTTGCTATTGCCCCTAATGCTAGTTCTAGTATTATATGTGGTGGAACAAGCCCTAGTATTGAGCCTACAAGGGCTAACGTATTTACGCACAAGACGCTGACAGGGTCATACAAAGTAAAGAATAAGTACTTGGAGCAACTACTTGAAACCAAAGGTATTAACACAGAGAAAACTTGGAAAGATATTGCTGCTGATGAAGGCTCTGTTAAAGACTTGGAGGAACTCACAGAAGAAGAGAAGGAAGTATTTAAGACAGCACCAGAACTCAACCAGATCTGGATCATTGAACATGCCTACCAGCGACAGAAGTACGTCTGCCAAGCACAGTCAGTAAACTTATTCTTTGAGCCACCACCAGCTACAGCACCACAGGAGGTACATGATGAGTATCTGGAGTATGTTAACAGTGTACATTGGACAGGAGCTAACAAACTCAAATCTATGTATTACCTGCGCTCTACAGCAGCTAGAAATACAGAGAATGTTAACATCAAGATCCCAAGGATTAACCTAGAGGACGGGGAGTGCCTAAGCTGTGAAGGATGAACACCCAGCATACAGAGCTAAGTTTTACATACCTGAGCTAAAAAAGTATACCAATTGGCACGACTATCTGGTATACTATAAGGAACAGGATGACAAGATCATGTTGTTTAGTAACTACTGTATGCAGATGTGGTCTAGCTACATGAGCAATAAGATTAAACAGGAGGAGGCACCCTTGAGTTACAAAGAGTACCTAAACAAGTACAAACAATTACTGGAGGATGGATACAGTGATAGATCCTAAGATTAGTGCTATGAAGCGCCTGTACAACGCTGAGATAGACGTATACAAGGCAGAGGTGCAGAACTACCTAGACAATCCTGTAGGCGTAGGTGAGCATGGTAACTTGATTGAGACTATGGACACCTTGGTTGCTAAGATTGCTGAAGCAGAAGACAAGCTGATTGTATTGGAGACACATTTTAATGAGTAACGTAATTAACCTCATGCCTACACAAGCTACTGCTGATGAAGTACTAGAGGATTGTAAAGGGGACTTTGAGCATGTACTGGTAATTGGCTGGACTCCAGAGGAGCAGCTAACAGCTAAGGCTACAACGTCTATGGACTTACGTGAGACTATCTACCTACTGGAGGTATTCAAACATGCAGTCATTACAGCAGGGCATGAGATAGATGATTGATGACTTGCCTAAGATAGTTGTTAAGGAAGTCACAGAGAATGAGGATGGCTCTGCTAACATGGAACTAGACTTAGACTCTAAAGCAGTACAGCTACTACTTGACATAGGTTTGACTAGACTGCTTGAAGAACATTTGGAGAACAACAAAGATGAGCGATGAACTGATACACCTTATTAGCGTATGGTCTATGCAGCGAGGTATAATCAACAACAGTACACCCTTGGCACAGTTTGCTAAACTTGTGTCAGAGGTAGGTGAGCTAGGGGACAACGTAGCCAAGGAGCGTGATGTTACTGATGACATTGGTGACTGCTTGGTGGTGCTAAACAACCTAGCCATTATGAATGATACGACCCTTGAGGAATGCCTGAAGGTAGCGTACAATGATATTAAAGACAGGAAGGGACACATGAATACACATGGTGTCTTTATCAAAGAAGGAGATGCAGCTTGAGACTACCTGATATTAGCTATCATTTATATTCAAGTCTTTTATGGCCTATAAAAATAAACTGGAATAAAGCTATTGAAGAAGTAGCTATGGGCTATGGTTTTGAAACAGTAACAATACCACTAAGGTGGCATGAGCAGTTCTTAAAAATATCTATAGGTTACAGACTAGATATTTATGTTGTTCCTTTTAGTTTTCCTTTCTTTACTTATGAAACTTTTACTAAAGAGCAAGGAAGAAAAAGAGCCTCAGATGAGTTTTTTTATGAAGCAGGATTTGACCTTAAAGGAGATGAATGGGTATGAGCTTACTAGATACTAGAGATTACTACAAACCGTTTGACCATCCTTGGATGTTCGACTACTACTCACAACAGAACCAGATGCACTGGTTTCCAGAGGATGTACCTCTGCACAATGACGTTAAAGATTGGCAGACAATGACTGATGAAGAGAAGAACCTACTGACTCAGATCTTCCGTCTGTTTACACAGTCTGATGTAGACGTGGGTGCTGGGTACGTTGATAGATACATGCGTATCTTCAAGAAGCCTGAAGCACGTATGATGATGTCTAGCTTTGCTAACATGGAGTCCATACACCAACATGCCTACAGCCTGCTGTTAGACACAGTAGGGATGCCAGAGGTGGAGTATAAGGCGTTCTCAGAGTACGAGGCTATGGCTGACAAGCATGAGTACATCAACGCTGTGAAGGTCACTAAGGGCGACAAGAAGTCCATTGCTAAGGCACTGGCTATCTACTCAGG